TCGTTGGTTGTTTGTTTCTTTTTGGGTTATTGTTGTTGTCTTTCAATTTGTTTTCTTATTTTAGTTTTGAGAGGAAAAATGGGGGATGGGGATTGTTTGGGGTTGTTTGGGGGTTGGAATTTAATTTATTTATATTATCATCTCATACTTTTACAAATGCTGATAAAACTGGCTCAAGTGGACCTCATGATTTGAAATAGTGGGAATAGAATTGACACTATTTCAAATTTAAATACAAATACTTAATTTATAGTATTTTACTTAATTATTTTTATTAGATTATTAGAATTTGAATGAGCCGGAAACTTCTCCGGGAAGACCGTGTCCGAATACTACCATGTAGACTAACACGACTCCTGCAATTGCAACGGATCTGTCTTCTGCTATACGCTGCGGTTGTTTTAACACGACGGTCATAATAAAATAAAGAACAACGCCGATTATGGCAGAATGAGCTACCATTTCGAGACCGCGTTCTTGTGCCATTGTATTGTTTGGTTGTTGGTTGTTGTTTGTTGTTTGTTTGTTATATTTAGTCTAAATATTTTAATTATTAAATATTATTTATTCTTGATCTATAATATATAATACATTCACTAAATTAAAATTAAACTACAATGCCGTTAAAATCTAGGCGATCCAAAACTAAACATATAAAGTACCATAAACGTTCTCTTCGAGGAGGTAGGAACTCTATCATAAGTCCCAAAATAAAATACGCAAATAGTCCAACGAGTCATACGCTAAACTGCACAAAATGCGGCAAGGGCGTTTTTACCGTGAAAACATTGACAATGGGTACAAAATTAAAAACGCTACTTGGGTTTCAAATTTTAGATAATAGGTTTAAAGTATTTACATGCAACACGTGCGGGTATGCGCAGCTGTATAGTAATAACATCACGTGTGGCGACAAGCAGTGCGATCCTATTTACAAGATGTAACTATAACTATAATATTGCATCGTGACAGGAAATTGTGGTCTCATGTGTGCCCAGTAGTGCCAGTAATGTGTATTTTGAGTCGAATTCGTATTTCAGGAACCGGGTCGCTAAACATGTCTGGCGTATCGGAAAGAATATTATTCTCAACATAACTTTTGCTGGGATCCAACGCATTATTGTCAAAAGCATTGTAGTACGCGTTTTCGTCGTTTTCATCGTAGTAATATGCGCCGCCGCCTGTCGTTCTAATAAATGAAGGAGTTGTCGTACTGTACGTATGCAAGTTTACTGGATACAGTTTATGAAAAATACTGGTAATAATGGTTGACAGCGGATCGTGGATGTTTCGTATAGTTACGTCATAACAATAATGTTTCGGATAATCCAAATAAAATGTAACTTTTTTTGGCATTTTGGCATATTATCAATTTTCAAATCAAAAATTTTAAGTCGTTTAACTTAAAACTTTATATATTTATAGTTCGAAACAGAAGAAATCCAACAAACCATCCGTGCGTATATAATAATGTATTTTTCCATATTTTTATTACGTTATCCGTCTGATGCGTAAATGCATTCAACACGATAGCCTGGTCATCATCTGCAATTCCTATATTATGCAACTTTTGAACAGTAGCATGATATTTTTCCCAGTACTTCAAAAGAGCTTCTTTAGACCCGAACCAAAATGGACCTGTTATTTTTTCCGGGGCGAAAATTAACGTGAAATACGGGTCGCTATCAAATTCGTCGATGTCGTTATTGAAAATCATATTCACGTGGTTGTTTTTTAGCGCGTCGTACACAAAAACTTTATCGCTTGGCATATCCGTTAGCCTTCGAATATATCCGAAATCAACCCATCCTACATACTTGATATCGTCACTGTCTACTATATTTTCAATCGCATATTTCACAAAATCAATTTTAGCATGGTTTATACACGTATACTCCGGTACATGCGTTTCCGGGCAACTTTTTCGATGCGATATGACTCGTTTATACAGCTCGCTATTCATTATATTGCGTTCGCGTTCAATATACGACCACGACTTTATGTTCTCACGTAAAAACGCATCATCAATCGGGATTATTTTAGTATACAAGTTTGCCGGTCGCAGTCCCGAGCAGGCAGATTCAACCCGTTCGTAATATTTTTGGTCGATAAATACAACTAGCGGTATATTCATTTGGATCAAATTATAAAAAAAACTAAGATATTCATCTTCGGACCGTTTGTAATGTTCCCAGTTTTTTCGACCAATGTCGTAGAAGGCAGTCACAAAACAATAGTCGTATTCATGTTTGTGTTCCATTATTTTTATTATCTTCTATCGTACGATATACATTTTAATCAAAACCTCTTATATGGTTTTACTGGTATAAAATTGAGTTCAAATATAAAAATGTATATGATGAAAATTTTTATTTATATTTTTGTTTATCATTATCTTCGTGGTTTCAGTTTCGCTTTCAGTAAGAACGATTTTATTACTATCTACCCAAATTGTACATTCCCCACCTACTATGGTAATTTTAACTATATTGAATCCTTTGTACATTCTGATTATTTTATCCAGTATTTCTTGTGGTATACATATCGTTTCATTAAATATAATATTATCTTGGGGTACTTGTAAAATTTCCAATAGGTCTATTTCGAATTTACTTATTACCGCGTAGTTAACTGTATCATTCTTGTCTGGAGTATCTGTAGTATGAATAAACGAAACTAGATATATAAACGGCATCGTGTCATTATTTTAATATATAAAACATAAAAATAATGAAATAAAATGATTATTCTATCCCTCTTCCTCGATCGCGGCTCTTTCACCCACCAATGATTACAATCTTATTCTGTCTTAAAGTTCGACGGAAGTTCCGTGATTACGGTCGAATAAAACGACTCAATCTCTTTGAGTTGCTTTGTGTCCCTCGGTGTAATGAAACTAATCCCCATTCCCTTTCGTCCCCAGCGGCCAGATCGTCCAATTCGGTGCAGGTACGTGTGCACGCTTCTCGGAAGATCAAAGTTGATGACGATACTTACTTGCTGAATGTCGATTCCGCGTGCGGTAACATCGGATGAAATTAGAACTCGGTACTTGCCGCATTTGAAATTGGCATACGCGTCGTCTCGGGCACCTTTATCCATTCCGCTATGAATACAGCACGCCGGGTACCCCTTCAGAACCATAGCTTCCGTCAGATCGGACACGCGTTTCACACTGTTGCAGTAAATAATCGACTGCGACATCGAGACCGTTTTATACAAGTCTTGCAGCGTTGCGAATTTCGTCTCATCATCTTCCAGTCCAATATAGTGCTGGCATATACCTTCCAGGGTGAGTTGCTCGGCCTGTACCAATATCTTCACTGGATTCCTCATGAATTTCTCGGTAAGCTTGTGCAGTTCGACCGGCATCGTTGCGCTGAACAAACAAACTTGGATATCATTATGCAGGTACTGGAAAATATTGTAAATTTGATCTTTGAATCCAACCGATAACATTTCATCGGCTTCATCAAGTACCAGCATTTTGATTTGTTTCGCATTAATGTATTTTCTGCGTATCATGTCATAAACTCGACCTGGGCATCCGACTACAATCTGCGGCATCTCCGTCTTTAACATCTTCGCGTCTTCATCCGTCGACGTCCCGCCGATCAACAACTGGACTTTTAGGCCGGGCATTTGGCTACCGAGTCCAGTAACGACTTCCATAATTTGTTTCGCCAATTCTCGTGTAGGCGCCAGAATCAATGCTTGCACGTCTTTCTGGACGGTCGAATCGATTCGTTGAAGCGTTGCAACTCCAAACGCTCCCGTCTTCCCCGTTCCAGATTGAGCTTGGGCAATAACATCGTTCCCTCTTAGAATTGAGAGAATTGATTTTTGCTGAATATAACTTGGCTTTTCAAAATTGTACGCGTAAATGCCGCGAAGCAATTGAGGATTCAATTCTTCCACATCTTCCCATATCGAAAATTCACTTGGTCCTTGACCCTGCGAACTTTCCGGTTGCGCGTTTTCTCCGTGGTTGTGGTTACTGTTATCTTGTTCCATTGTAACCGATATTACTATCACTTAAATTATGTATCTACGATTCTCGTTTAATACTTTACTAACTTAAAGTTAAATGTTTAAATAGTTTACTTCGTTTTAAACATTTTTAATATAAATAAATTACTTCTTGTTTGTTTTTACAATATATGAAAGGCCTTGTAAAAACGAGTCTGCCATATCATCTTTTTTTTTATGCGATTCGAACCGGTGCAACCAACACGAACATAATTTTGCAGTTGAATGCGTACATTCCTTACTTTGTATTGTAAAAGGACTTGAACTTGAACCCGTCGTTGAAGTTGTCGTTGAAGAACCTGCTAATATTTTACGAACGCAGGCAACCCCTGCTTTTTTCCGATCGTCGTACGTTTGAATATCATCTACTTCGTCTGCATCGTCTGCATTATTCTTGTCTGAAGTGTCATGGAATATAAAATGGTAAGGCGCGACTTTCAATTTCTGAACAGATGAAAAATAAATAATGTGGTCTTTATCCACCCCGCGCATCAAAAAGTATTGCGTGATCATTCCCTGCACCGTCTTCATTCGGTTCGCAATCGGACTAATCTGGTTTTCGATTACAACCGCGTCTATTTTATTTTGGTCTGGGCAATTCTCGTTATAGAATAATTCATCAAACTGTTTCATGAGACTGTATCCGACAAAAACGAGAGATACAGTGCTTGCCTGTGCATGTGATAAATTCTTATTCTTTTGTTGTAATTGTTGTAATTGTTGTAATTGTTGTTTTTGTTCTTCTTTTTGGTCCGGAAACTGTATCGTAGAAATGCAACTAGCGTGAGTACTTATCGGATACACATATTCGGTTCGTAAAACGGTCAATGCTTTCATTTTCAAATTTTGTTTCATTGAATTTACAAATACATTTCCTTCATTAGCATTTTCATTTGTATTTTCAGAATTAAAACTATATTCTTTACAAAATTCTCTCAAATTCTCCGCTGTGAATGTTTTAAGAACCTTTGAAATGTAGGATGGTGGTTTGTTCTCAAACACTCGACGCGATGGTTCAACAAACGTTTTGTAATGGCGTTTGCATGCGTACACTACATTGTTGTCTTGGGTATAGGCGTAGTACGGTTTTAATTTACACCCGATCTTGCATGTACAGGCTGTTATTACGTCTGTACCTGTATCTGTATCTGTATCTGTATTTAGTGCATCATTCAAATTCAGAGTATTCCATTTCAATATTTTAATTTCTCGGTTTTGTCCAGTTTTCTCGTTATTTAATCGCAGGAAACAAAACGAGAGATTTTTTATACCAACATCAATACTTAGAATGTTTGGCATGAATACTATTTCTATTTCTGATAACTCATATGTTTAATGTTTATATACATAATGAATAAAATAATAAAACCAAATAAACAGAACTAATATACACATTGTACAACTATTAAGTATATCACAACTATGACCGACTCCGGATCTGGATCTGGATTGGAACAAGACATGTTGGTCATCAAACGCGATGAAACATTGCAAGCGGTGTCATTTGATAAAATACTGAACCGTATTAAAAATATTGGAATTCTAGATGAAAAAAAAACAAAACTTACCAGTGTAAATTATACCGTGCTCGGAATGAAAGTAATTGATCAATTACACGACCGCATTCGCACTACAAAGATCGACGAACTTACCGCCGAACAGTGCGCTGCAATGGCAACTACGCATCCCGACTACCTTACCCTCGCCGGTCGGATCATCGTATCCAATCATCACAAGCTAACAACTTCCAATTTTAAACAAGTGATTTCTCTTCTTTACAATTACAAGGACTCTAATGGATCTCTCACACATTTAATTTCTAATGATGTGTATGCATTCGTCATGGAACACGGCGACACATTAAATACAATGATCCGATACGACCGCGATTACGAAATCGACTATTTCGGATTTAAAACACTCGAACGGTCTTACCTTATGAAGGGCTCGGGCGGAACCATCCTCGAACGGCCGCAACATATGTGGATGCGTGTATCTCTGGGAATACATGTTCCAGTATACACTGCTGACCACGGAACTACGATCACCGCCCACGAATGCTTAAACCGTGTCCAGGAAACGTACTACATGATGTCAATGAAATATTTTACTCACGCTACTCCCACCTTGTTCAATGCCGGGACTCCGCGCTCCCAACTGAGTTCGTGTTACTTGATTGCAATGGAACAGGACAGCATTGAAGGAATTTTTGATACACTGAAGGAGTGCGCGATCATATCTAAATATGCCGGAGGAATTGGTCTACACGTTCATAACATCCGATCCACGGGAAGTTTCATCCGCGGGACTGCGGGCGTATCCAACGGGCTAATACCCATGCTTCGCGTCTTTAATAATACCGCGAGATACATTGACCAGGGCGGGAAACGAAACGGTAGTTTTGCAATTTACCTTGAACCGTGGCATCCGGACATTGAAGGGTTTTTGGATATGAAAAAAAACCACGGCGATGAAGAAAGTAAAGCGCGCGACCTATTTTATGCGTTATGGGTTCCGGATCTTTTCATGCAACGTGTTATGGCAAACGAATCGTGGTGCCTGTTTTGTCCCGACGAATGTCCGGGTCTATACGAATCGTACGGAGACGCGTTTACAGAGCTGTACACGCATTACGAATCCATGGGTAAAGAGAAGAAACGTCTGCAAGCGCGAGATATTTGGTTGAAAGTCTTGGACAGTCAGATGGAGACGGGGACGCCGTACTTATTATACAAAGACTCCGCCAATTCAAAGTCAAACCAGAAGAATTTGGGCACGATACGCAGCAGTAACTTGTGCGCTGAAATTATCGAGTATTCTGATAAAGATGAAACCGCCGTATGTAACCTGGCAAGTATCGCCTTGAACCGGTTTGTAAAAATCGATACAGATGTTGGTGGTCCAACATTTGATTACGAATATTTGAGCAGCGTCGTTTCAACCGTTACGCGAAACTTGAACCACGTCATCGATATTAATTTTTATCCCACCCCGAAAACAAAAGCAAGTAACTTGAAACATCGCCCGATTGGGATCGGGGTGCAAGGTCTCGCGGATGTATTTTTAATGATGAATGTCGCTTTTTACAGCGACAAAGCACTTGAAATAAACCGGCTCATCTTTGAAACAATATACTACTCGGCCATTAAAACGTCCATTCAACTTGCCAAGGATTTGTACGAAGATATGGTTTATAAACAAGGAGTCATGAGCATGACCGATATTTCTCAAACCGCGGGGGCGTATGCTAGTTTTGACGGGTCGCCTGCATCTAAAGGGATCTTACAATTTGATATGTGGGGAGTTACCCCTACTCCAGACAGGTACGACTGGGATCAGTTGAAGGCCGATATATGCAAATACGGAGCTAGAAACTCGCTCCTTGTAGCCCTTATGCCAACCGCCAGCACGTCGCAAATCCTTGGAAACAATGAATGCTTTGAACCCATCACGAGTAATATTTACACGCGTAGAACTTTGGCGGGAGAGTTTATTGTCGTGAACCGGTACTTGATGGCCGAACTCGTTAAACTTGGTGCATGGAATGAAGAAGTTAAACAGTCCATTATTAAAAATAAGGGCAGTGTGCAGCATTTATGCGTTCCAGGGTTTGACGAGCACGCTAAAAACAAGTATCGTACCGTATGGGAAATTCCAATGAAGCATTTGATCGATATGTCGGTTGACCGCGCTCCATTCGTCTGCCAAAGCCAGAGTTTGAACTTATGGGTAGAAGATCCCAACTACAATGTACTCACATCTATGCACTTTTACGCATGGAAGAAGGGGCTGAAAACGGGGATTTATTACTTAAGACGAAAAGCAAAGCACCAGGCGCAACAATTTACGGTGGCCGTCACTTCTTCAACGTCGTCGTCTACAACCGACAACAACACCAACAACAACAATCCATCGTCTATTGTTGAATGCGAACTGTGTTCGGCATAAATAAACTATAAGTAAATAAATTATAAACAAATATAAGCAGTGATTAAATTTATTTAATATGTATATATGTAAATACATAAATACATAAGCATATACATCCGTCATGTTTTTTGGATTTTCAAGAAAATTCAGAAACCGTAACAAAAATCGTAACCGGAATCGTAAAAAAAAATTCACGACGCGTAAAAAGGGAAA